TATCCCGAATACAACTTCAATCAGATTACTTACCAGCTGACAAATCCCGAAATCGATGATGGCGACCGCGATTCACTTATCAACGTGTTCATGGGCATGCCGCTGGCAATTGCCGATTTGCCGCTTAATATGTCGGCCGGTACGTATTTAGGATTTGTTGAAGGCTGGACATTTCAGGCCGCCTACAACGAGATCAGCGTTGCACTTAATCTCTCGCCGCTTGCCTATTCTTTACAGGCTATGCAATGGCAAGATGTGAGTGTCGCTGAGGCTTGGAATACAATTTCTGGGATACTTGACTGGGAACACGCCTTAGTCGTGGCATAAGGAGAAAATATGAGCAATCCGACAACACCATTCAGCTGGCAAATGCCGACGGCAACTGATTTGGTCACAGATTTGCCGGCAGACTTTGAGGTCTTTGGTCAAGCTGTTGCGACGTCAATGGCCGATTTACTTGGTGGGCCATCAGGTTACATATTGTCCAAAGCATCAGCAACGGACATGGATTTTACATGGATTGCAAATGATCAAGGAGACATTACAGCTGTAACAGCTGGCACAGGTATTTCAGGCGGTGGCACTTCCGGCGCGGTAACGGTAACAAACTCAATGGCAACGGCAATCGATGCAAAAGGTGACTTAATTGCCGGAACTGGTGCGGATGCTTTTAGCCGCTTAGGTGTTGGATCAAATACATTTTTTTTATCAGCTGCCTCTTCTCAGGCAACTGGTTTAGAGTGGGCAGGTGCTTACAATACCTTTACTCCGACTTGGATAAATTTAGTAGTGGGAAATGCTACAAATACTGGGCGATATTTAAGAATAGGCAATTTTATACACGTTACTTATCGTCTTACTTTTGGCACAACAACAACAATAACTGGCAATCCATTAAGAGTAAATTTACCGATAACGGCAAACACGACAAGCAATAATCCTTATACTGGCGGGGCATTTATTAGTGATGCTGGTACTGCCGCCTATGAAGGCTTTTTAATTATTGGTGGCGGTGATAATGCAATTATTTATGCACCAAATAGTGCCGGTACTTACTCTACTCTTTCCAATATAACAGCAACAGTTCCATTTACTTGGACTACTAGCGATGAAATTAATATATCCATAGTTTATGAGAAGGTGTGATTATGTTTACATTTAATCCAATGTTTCCAGATGCAACAAATGATCAAAAGTGGGATCAAATTAGACTATGGCGTAATGCTCAATTAGCTGCTTCTGATTGGACAATGCACACAGATGCGCCAACAGACAAAGAAGCATGGGCTGTATATCGTCAAAAATTGCGCGATTTACCATTACAAAACGGATCGGCTGATGATGCGGAATTTCCAACCGCGCCATGACTAATTTTCCACAAGGCACATTGCCGCGTTTGATTCAGGTTGCACTTGCCGAAGTCGGCACAGCTGAGACTGGAAACAACGAGACAAAGTATGGCAAACACATGAAAGCCGACAAGCTGCCATGGTGTGGGTCATTTTTAAATTGGTGTGCGGATGAAGCTGGAGTCGATGTGCCAAATGTGGTCAGCACACGCGCCGGGGCAGATGCTTTTAAGAAAATGAAACGCTGGCACGCCGAGCCAAAAATTGGTGACTTTGTTTTCTTTGATTTTGTTATCGATGACAAGACAATCATTAATCATATTGGCTTAGTAATCCGGGAATCGGAAAGGCAAATTGTAACCATTGAAGGCAACACATCAGGAGCCGGAGATCAACGCAATGGCGGGGAAGTTATGGTGAAATCAAGAACTTTGGGAGCAAGGTCATTTGTTGTCGGTTACGGCCGACCAGCTTATGCACCGTTTTCCGGTGATTTGCCGGATCGACCAAAAGGAGAAAAATAATGGATCAATTCAAAGCTATGGCCGCTTCATGGTTACGCAGCTCAATTGCTGGAGCCTTGGCCGTTTATATGACTGGCAATACCAATCCAAAAGATTTAGCTTTAGGTTTGCTAGCTGGCGTCGTGCCGCTGGCGATGCGCTGGGCTAATCCCAACGATGTAGCTTTCGGCAACAAGAAGTGAGCGTCGGCGAATGGATGGCTGTTGGTGGTTTTGTCATTGCAATACTGACAGCCATTTATTCGTCAATGAGGATCATAATCAAATCAGTAATGAGCGAGCTTTTGCCCAATCATGGTGCGAGTATGAAGGATCAAATCTCGCGCATCGAAGCACGCTTGGATTATCTATACACACAGCTCATTGAAAAAAATAAAGACACGCCGCAATTTAAGCGTGATTCTTGATTTTGTCGGTTGTGCCTGTCACTCTTTATTTGGGAGCGGATTAGCTGTTCCCAGAATCGGGAGCTTTAAAATGAACGAATTATCAATTGTGATCTTTATGATCATCGCCGGGGCTTTGTGGGCTTTGATGGCTTACTCAGTCGGATTTAAACAAGGCAAAAAAGAAGGATTTTTGAAAGGCCGAGCAATTAGCCGCCACGCATCAAATCGGGTGAATTCATGATCCTTGAAAACTATGAATCTGTAGCTGAACGCATTGAGAAGTTTTGGAATCATTATCTTGGCATCGGCCGTATCGACACAGAGCTTGTCTATCAAGACGGCACGCGCTACATCGTCAAAGCTTATGGCTACCGGGAAACAACAGATTTGGTGCCATTTGCCACAGGTTACGCTGAGGAAATTCGAAGCAATGCCAACCGCCATCCAATCGAAAATGCGGAAACCTCGGCCATTGGGCGCATGTTGCACGCAGCCGGTATTTCCAAATTCTCAGATGGTATTGAACGCCCATCATTGGAGGAGATGAGAAGCTATCAAAACAAGCTCTCTGTTGTGCCGCCTATAGCCGAGGCAGAATTAACTGTCAAGGAAAGCCGTGATCCGTGGAGCTTTGGATCAGCTTTAGAATCAACAGAATCGGTCATTGTGGCAGCTGTGCAAGAAGCCAATTCTCCACAATGTAAGCATGGCTTCATGAACCACAAATCAGGTGTTGGCAAGACTGGCAAGGCTTATGAAGGCTTTGTTTGCCCGGAGACTGATAGAAATCAACAATGCAAGCCGGTGTGGTTATGAGTGCATTTGCAGAGGTTATCAATATCAAAACAATGACTGGCATCCTTTTACTTAATGGCGAAATAGTCCAGGAGTATAAAGTTGAGAAATGCGACAAATGTATGAGGATTGAAAAGCTGGACAAATTTGGCTATCAAAAATCTGATCCGGCAATGAACCTAATTTGGTTTTGTGGGCAATGCCGATAATCACACATTTGGATGAAGTGCTGTGCATGGTCACAGCTATTCAACATTGCACCAATCGATCAGCTGATCACCCCATGCGTTTTCAACGCAACCTGTCATGGTTTGAATATGTGGCACAGATGGGCGAATCAATGGCAGCTGAATGGATGGTGGCTCGTACATTGGGCTATGACTACTCACCCGGCATCACATGGGATAAGAGCAAGGCCGACGTGGGCAATAACATTGAGGTCAAATGGTCTCCAAATCCAGATGGAAATTTGTGGATTCAGGATTCAGATCGTCATGATCGCGACATTGCCGTGCTTGTCACAGGTCAGCAAGAGCGCATGAGGATCATTGGCTGGATTCCTGTAGCAATAGCTAAAAAACCGCGCTACCGCAACACGTCACAAAACAATTGGTCGGTTCCTCAAATCAATCTCCAACCTATTGAGACGCTTCAAAGGAGCAATTATGCACATCCTTCTCTTTGATTGCTCAATTTGTTTGAAGCTTTACGGTAAGCCAAAGCAACGCCATGGACTTAAAAAAGGTGCTGAATTAACAGAGCATGAGTGGTTTGCCCAATGCATGAGCTGTGGCACATTTGGCATCAAGATTGTTAATGATGCTCGCATTGCGGAGTTGAGCCAATGAATAAGTTATCCACAGTTATCATCCACAGGCTGTGCGCAACGCCCAACAGTACGCTCAATGTTGCAATGTATTTGCGTGGTTCGATACGCTCCATGCTCGTGGGCGAGCCGCTGTGGCGGATAGCTCGCAAGCGAGGCTTGGTGCTGTTGGCCGCGCTATGTGTTGTTAGCACAACACCGGCTTATGCCACAAAAGATGCAACAACATCGATTGATTCATTGAAGCTTTATGCACATTCAAGGATTGTTTCAGAAATCCAATACAACTGTTTCAATAAGCTAATTACAAAAGAATCTAATTGGAGAGTTCAAGCTATCAATCCAAATGGTAATCATTTCGGATTAGGTCAAATGCGTAATACAAAGTATCGAAACCTCGACGGTTATCGGATGATTGACTGGAGCCTTCGTTATATTGATCACAGGTATCAAGGCTCGAGCTGTAAAGCATTTGCACATTGGCAAAAGCATGGGTGGCATTGATGTCAAGAGCATGGCAAGGTGGATCGACCAGCCGTTGGCGCAAGCTGAGAGAGATGGTTTTGAAACGCGATGGATGCTGCCAGCAATGCGGTCAAACGGAAGGCTCAATGCATATTGATCACGTGATTCCAAAACGATTAAACGGCAGCGATGAATTGTGGAATTTGCGTCAATTATGTCAAAATTGCAATTTATCCAAAGGCGGGCGTTTTTTTGAAACAGGAGTGACACCCCCGACTCTCCTCCTCCTTCCTA